TGACAAATTTGTCCAAAAATTCGGATTAAATTTGCAATCTACCATAAAAACAACATATCGTACATTAGCCCGAAGGAGAATCAATATGTGGTACATCATCGAAAAAATTATGAACAAAAAAGGCTACAGTATCAGGAAACTTTCCAGAGTTGCTGGGTATAAAAATCCAACAACTATTTATTCAATCAAAACCGGTCAAAGCAAAGATCCGTCATTTTCAACGATGATCCGAATTGCGGATGCTCTAGGCGTTAGCCTTGACGAACTGAGGCCTGATAAGCAAGGAGAGAAGAAATGACACAAGTAACGGTACGGTTTTACAAACAAGGAGACAAAGTATGGCGCGACTTCAAGGCTGAATTACTTAAGCGCTACGAAAATTCAGCAATGCTAGACATCTCAAAGAGTAAAGCATTCTCAAAAATAGAGAAACAGGAGTTCAATAACCGGATCATTGTGTCAAAGAAATCAATTGTAGAGAAACGGGCAGTTGCCGGTGTTGATGACAGCGATACTTTGAAGACTTCGGTCAACAACGGTATTAAAAAGATTTCGAAGAAGCGAAAGGAAGCCCGTGCCAAATACGCGCGCGGAATTGCAGAAGCAGCCTCACAGTGTGACACGCTGATTGACGTTGCGAAGCGGATCGGGAAGTCAACAACGTTCGTGAAGCGAGTGGCAAGTGAGTTTGACATCAAATTACCGTGCCACAACAACGGTCATGAAGAGATCGTGAGTCGTTAGCCATGGTTATCCACAAGAGACGTAGAGGCAAGTACAATGCGCAGCCAGTCGTAATTGATGGCATTCGATTTGCAAGCAAGGCAGAAGGCGCCTATTACATGCTGACACGCAACAAGCCACAGAAGATCACGATGCAAGAGTCGTTTGAGATTCTGTCTGCCTTCAAAATCAATGGCAAACGATACTCGGCAAGAAAATACAAGCCTGATTTCTGTTTTTATGACGGTGAAAAGCTTGCAAGGGTTGTTGACGTTAAAGGCGGAAGCGCGACTTTGACCACCGATGCCAGACTTCGAATGCTGTTGTTCATGATCAGGTACAAGATACCGATCACAATTGCTAGATATGACTATCACACAGGGCTATTCACGGAAGAACAACTATAAAAACTAAGGAGAAAAATCATGAATAAAAAACTGACATTTACAGTAACCGTTTTGGCAGGACTTACATTTGGAGCCGGAGCAACCGCCATTGCCGACAATGTTTGGCAAGGTCACCAGAACATCGTGGAGACCAAAAACAATATTGACAGGCTGACGGCCAAGATCAACGCTTCACAGTCTAGCTTGTCTGATTTGCAACATCAGTTGTCTGACGCGCAGGCGCAGTATGCGGCACTCAAACAGTAATACGACAACGATATGGCAAGCAAAGATGCCCAGATTCAGCAAAAGATCGTTGAAGGCCAGCAAGCAGTCGCCCAGAAACAGGCTGAGGTCAATTCTAAGCAGCAGACCATCAATGACCTTACATCACAGTTAGAAGCCGCCAAACAGGCAAACAATGACTTATCACAGGCCATCAAAGACGCACAGAGCATCAAGGACTATTCTGATCAGGCTGTGAAGTCAGTCAGTGCGAAATGAGAGGCACACAAATGAAAACAGGAGACGACACGTTCGATGACATCTACATCAGCAAGAAAACTGGCAAGGTCGTAGGCGTCATGCTTGATGGACGAGACTACAAGCTGATTCCATTCAAGAATAGTAAAACGAAACAGCCTAGCCGCTTTGAAGCCGGTATGCGAGCCAGAGGGCTGTTCATTACAGAAGAAAACAAGCATAAAGTGATGGAACTGGTTGACTGGATATACGGAAAAGAGGAAGAAAAATGAGCGAAGGAAAACTGTACGCGGTAAAGAACGATGAAGGCAAATACTTGACTATTGAGCGTAGGGCACCTTGGTGGGACAGTCAGGTAGGAACCGCTGTAAGAAGCAGTGCTGTTGCGCTTGCATGGACGGAAAAGCATGGCGGCCACGTTGTCACATTCGTTGAGGAACCTGAAAAGGTAGTGCTGACCAAGGAACAAGCCGAAATCGTTGAAAAAGCGCGTGTAAGTGACATCTCAGCAACCTATATTTCTGCCCGTACTGATGAATATAATGGCGAGGAAAGCCTGCTGATGGAGGCATTTGTCAACGGCTACACCGTGGCAAACGAGAAGAAATACAACGTCAAGGTGCCGTATGCAGAAGGCTGGCATTTTCAGAAGTATTCTAGCGCATCCAAGCTAGGGCCTCGCAATGATTGGAAGCCGTTTCCAGCAAAAGACATTGATTCCAATATGAGCAAAGAATTATTCCAGTTCACCGAAACAGAAATCGAGCATTACGGCTTGCAAGACTGCGAGAAAGAAGAGGTGACTGACGATGGCAAATAAAATAATCAGGCTAGAAAGCCTATCCTTGATGGATCACGATGAGGACCCTAATGATGGCGGTATATTCCAGACAACAAGGTTGATTGAAGTCGGGCACCCGTACGATTAACCGTATTTCAAAACGGTTTATGACGGTTCATACAGAAAATTAGTTGAGCGCCATTCAGAACGTGACGTTGTTAGCATTGACTTCGTCAGAGATCCATCTGACAGTGATGGGAACTGCTATATGGTCAGGCTAAAGGACGGCAACGAATTGTTCTTGCCTATGCATGCGTTCATTTCTGAATCTAAAGAGGTGACTGACGATGACTAAAACAAACGAATTTACACCAGCACAAATTAAGGCGATTAGGAAAATTATTCGTGACGAAATTGATCGTCACGACAAAAGATTGGAACGCGAGGAGGAACTGAATCAGCAGGAGTTGGACGAAGCGGACGCAGAAGCGGCAATGACCGCGAGGGATTGGGGCGACTTAGATTGAGCACTGAGACGAAGCGGGACGTGTTCAAGGACTTAGTCGAAGAACTAGCAAATGCATACATTGCCTTGGACGGTGAAGGAATTGGCGAAGATTTTACTAACGAAGACAAACAAGCCTATCTGAAAGACTATGAAGACGCCTTGCCAGATGATCTGCCGGTGATTCCGAAAGCCCAAAGCGATTGGATAAAGCAATGTAAAGCAAATGATGATTCCTTGTCTTTTGCACTGGGCGATGAGACTACACCAGTCGAAGTTGCTAAAACTTTTCGCGTTTTGGGTGGATACACTGATAAAAATAAAGATAAATGGCTCAAGTTGCAAAACGACTTCGCCCGTGCATGGGTGCTAGGTATCTGGCGCGTTGAGGAAACCGGCGAAATCGTGAAATTGGAGGAAGAAAAATGACGAAAAAGATCAAACACACCATCGCCTATATTATTTTAGTGTCTTGGACGGGCATCATCATTTACGGATTTGCCAATGTGCTTTGGGATTTCCTTGTTAAGCCTTTCATCGAGATTGGGATAGTTAAGTCACTTATTTTCTTCACATTATTCGTTGGATTAGCAACAGTCATGTGGTTAATCATGTCGGCAAGTGAAAAGCTAGTCAAGTGGTTACTAAAAGAATAGAGGCGGAGAAATGAAACGAGAGATTAAGTTCAGAGCGTGGGATAAGGTCTACGAGTGTTACTTGTATGACGTGCAGAATGCATATGACACGCTTAGCGGCTGCGTTAAGGATGAAAATGGTGAGGATGCTGGTTATGACGAAGAGTGCTTTGCTGGATTCTTGGATAATGATCAGTATGTTGTCGAACAATATACCGGATTGCACGACAAGAACGGGCGGAAAATCTACGAAGGCGATATTGTCAAATACCACATGGTTAGATCGTATGGAGATCGCTATGACCCTGTCACGCTTGGCTTCATTGGCACAGACTGGGACGTTGACGCAGACATTATTGGCAAGGTATCAATATGGCCATCTAATGGCGTCATGATGACAAACATAATCACTGACGATCCGGACATGTTTTGCAAAAAATACCCCGTTCCTAAGCGGTGGCATGTTACACATGATTGTGAGGTCATCGGCAATATTTTTGAGAATCCGGAGCTATTGGAGGGAAAACAATGATTGCCGTCATGCTGCTAATATCAGGTGCTGCAATGTGGATGTGGGCTAACTGGAAAACTAAGTAGGAGGTGAATAATTTGGACAGCAAACGAGCATTGGCCGAAAACCTTAGGAAGAATATATACGATCTGAACATGACACAAGCCAAATATGCAAAAGAGATCGGGATACCCATCAACACGCTTGAATATGCAATATCTGGGAAGGGCAGTGTTTCACTTAACACCTTAGACAAAATCGCATATGGAGCTGGGATTGATCCATGGGAGCTCATTCGGCCTCCTGAAAGCAAATAAAAAAGCGCGCCTGATGAAGGACGCGCCGGAGGCAGATTAAGCTAAGAGATGTAAGTAATGAATTTCGCCACAATAGAGGCTGCCTCCTTAATCAGTATAGCAAACACAAATATCGAAAGTACACAAAAAAGCACGCCGGATTGGCGGCGCGCTGGAGGCCAGACGTACGATTGAGAGTAAATGAAATTAAAGATTAGGAGTTGGCCTCCGCATGCATTATAGCAGAAGCTCATGTTTAAAGCATCAAAAAAGCGCGCCGGGTGTTGACGCGCTCTGGAGGCCAGTGTGTAAATTGAACCTAGGGTAATAATCATTTGGAGTGGGCCTCCGAAGACAGTATAAAAAAAAACCGCCGGATTAGCGACGGGTGGAAGACAGGGACTTTTATGCAATACATGGCTTTTGAATAATGGAACTTAAGCCACCATCTTCACAAACAGTATAACAAAAGCGCACCACGAAGGCACGCTTATCCTACAAACCCAACCAAATAATACCATAAGGAGTGGACGCAGTGGTGCGAGCAACGAGATATTTTAGCCCAATTGATCATGATAAAACAATTGAAAACGCCAAAGAGGTCTTGGGGAACTACTGGCATCACAAGCGGCTCGCTCAACGCACCAAAATAGCGCTCAGAAGCCCCGTGATGGACGACATGCCTAAGTCACCTAGCTATGGCAACAAAGCCGAGGATAAGGTAATATCGCACGCTGACGAGCTGTACTATATAGCGTGCTGTGAAGGCGCTATTGAATCTCTGGATTCAGCGAATCATCGGCTTATACTAACAAGTTCTTACTTAACCAAACGATATAGTGACCAGCAAATAATGGACAAGCTGTTTTTATCAAAAGCCCAGTATTATCGAACAAAACGAGAAGCGCTAATCGCATTCGCTGAGATTTGTCCATTGGTTGAAATCGAGATGAGACCTTTGTGAGACCTTTCAACTGTTATTCCGTCATATGATGGTATTGTGCCAAAGGTGAGAAACCTGAGACACCGCATTTTTCCTCCGAGCCTCAGTGATGATAAAGCTGTGGCAAGGCGTGGCAAA